TTGACTTCCCGGCGGCTACCGGCAACTGGGGAACGGTTTCCCATTGGGCGCTGTTTGATGCATCTACAAGTGGTAATGCTCTTTTAACAGGTGCCTTTAGCGCGAGTAAGACCATCGAGACAAATGACGTCTTGCGTATCGCTGCCGGTGATCTTGATCTGACGGCGGCTTAACCAATGGCGGCGATGTCTGACACACTAGAGATTAGCTTTCTAGACCATGTGACCGGCAATGCCGCCTATTCCGCGCCGTCTGCCGTTTATCTGGGCCTCACCACGTCAAGCGGTGGTTTTACCGATGGCAACACCGGCACAGAGGTCGTTGGCAATGGTTACCAGCGTCAGGCGATAACGTTTGGCGCTAGTTCAACATCCAGCATTGCCAGCAACGCGGCGGTGACGTTTCCCCGCTCAACTGCAGGGCAAGGCACCGTGTATGGCTGGGGCATATTTTCGGGGCAATCAGCCGGTGATTTGCTGTATCACGGCATGTTTTCATCAAGCCGCGCGGTGCTGGTTGACGAGAGCTTTTACGTCGCAAGCGGCGCTATATCGTTGACGCCCAGCGGCGCAATGCAAGGCCATTTATTTCAAAACTGGTCAAACCTCACGCTGCGCAATGTGTCTTGGTCTATGCCAGCAGCGTTGTATCTGGCAATATGCTTAGACAACGGCACAGAGCCAAGTTGGCACGACCACGCCAGCAATACGCTAGACAGTTCGGATAGCTACAACGACAAGCGCAAGGCCGGTCTCATCAATGGCGCAAACGAAACGTATGGCGGCTATCAGCGGGTAAAAATCACGTTTAACTCGGCTTCAAATGGCACGGCGGCGATGGCAACATCAACGACCCGCGATGCTGGCCGATGGGACAACAGCGCAGCCCGGAGCACCACATGGGACAGCACAAATTCGCGCCTGACAAACTATGGCAAAACTGTGTTGCGCAACTGGACTGACCGGGTGGAATTTCCGATTGTGCCGAATACTTATGATTTTGTTGTTGGCGGCGCGACTACGAGCAGCGGCGGCGTTGATTATACGCCAATGTCGCACGTCGAAGTGGGCGGCAGTTTATACACAATTAGCAACGGGTATGAGCGGCATTACGGATACGCTGCGGATTACAAAATATTTGACGCGGAGACCGGCGGCAACTTGCTTTTCCAAGGCGAATTTGACCCGCTGGTACAGGTAAACGACGCTTGGGACGTGCTGCGAATACCAGCTTCAGACATCGCCCTAGTGGCCGCATAGGATAACGAAATGGTGAAATTACTAGACCGAGTGAAAATGACCGTAAGCGGAACGCCGGGGACCGGGAATATTACGTTAAACGCCGCCGAGGCTGGATTTCAGACCTTCGCGCAAGCGGGGGCAGTGGACACAGACGTTGTGCGCTATGCGGTGACCGATGGAACAGGTTTTGAAATAGGCACCGCAGTCCTGTCATCAAGCGCGACGGTCATGACGCGCACGGTGGACCAATCCAGCAACAGTAATAACGCGCTAAATTTAACGTCCAACGCAGTTGTGTTTGCTACCCTGTCGGCTGCTGACCTGAGCGCAAACCCAGCGCCACGCTGGACAACTGAGCCAGTAAGTACGCTTTCCCTTGCGATTGACGGGTCAACCGCCGTCACTCTGACAGGTGTTGCAGTCGATGAGGCAGGTTTTCCCGTGAGATATAGCTGGGATGGCTATAATGGTAATGGTTCCACCATATATGACGCTGAAAATCTGCCACCACAGCTTGCCAGCGCCCCAGTAATTAACCAAACCACAGGCGTCACGTCTTTGGTCGGCTCATCGACAAGCAGCAATGCTGGAACTTACTATCACAGATCCCGCGCAACCGATGGCATTAATACGCTGTGGTCTACGACTGCTATCAATTTGGTGTTCTTTAGTTTTACTACTGCGTTTACAAAAACAGGCGCTAGTAATGGCGATCAATTTGGTTTTTGCACGGCAACAAATGGAACATATGCAGCGGCAGGCGCGCCCAAAAGGCCCCTTTCTGGGACTTCCTCATTTAACGGAGCGGTCTATGTGTACAACGTCAGCGATGGCTCAGGATTAAGTAACTTTAGCCCACTAACTACAACAGCGGGTGACCTGTATTTTGGCGGGGCAGTTGCTATGAGCGACACTCTACTTGCTGTTTCAAGTTTACCGGACACAACCACTGCAAACAAAGTTCGGCTGTACACTTTCACGAGCAATACACCAGTATTAACGCTGTCCTCAAGCTCAACGTCCACGACCGATAAGTTTGGTCAAAGTATTGCCCTCAGTGGTAACTATTTGTTGATTTCCGACATCGGCAATTCGGCGGTCAAAGTTTACGCCGCAAATGATTTCGGCAGCTACAGCCGTGGTGATTTAATACGCACATGGACGCAAGGAACGGCGGGCACAGACACATTCGGTAATGTAGTTCGAGCACACGGCGATGTTGCGATTATCACCAACCGACAATACAATCCTTCGTCTGGTGCAAATACTGGGCGAGCACACAGATATTCTCTCGCGTCAGGGAATGAAGTTACGTCAGGTGTTTGGCCTATCACTGGCAACGCGGCAAGTAGTTTTTTTGGCATAGCGGCGGCGTTGAACGGCACCTACGCCGCAATTAATCAAATAAGAATACCTGACGGAACCACAAGCAATAATTGCACTGTCGTGAACTTATCAACCAATGCAATTACAAACACTATTTATGCCGCGCATCGTTACACAGCTCTAGCAAGCGATCACGTTATACTGGGAGATGGGTTCGACAACACTCAGACAGGCAAAGTCACAGCTTACGACATTCAAACAGGAGCCGCTTACAACCCCACTGGCTGGCCGCTGACTGGCACAGCAGCAAACGATTATTTTGGTTCACAACTCAGCCTTGCCAATTGTCGAGGGGATGGCTTCTCGCAAGCCGACGGAGTTGTTCTGCTCGGATCGGAGCAATACAGCGGTGGGGCATCTTCTGGCCGAATGTTGATTGTGAAATAAATGCTAGGCTTCTCCCCACTTGGCGCGTCTGCACTTGGCGATGCTGGCTCAACCTCCAGCACAGCCGCCGCGCCGCTCACCATTACCGCCCAAATTGCAGTCACAGCGACAGCAAGCGCTGGCTTAATACGCCCAGCCGCTGCGACCGCCGCAACCGCCGTCACAGCTACGGCCAGCGCGGATCGGGTCCGCACTGTCGATCCCGCCGCGCCCGGTGCGCCGATCCTCAATTATTACTGTGCCAACCATTCAGCTATGGGCGGCGCTACCAATCACTCGGTTGCCAGCACCGGGACCTATGTTGTAACTGTTGTTGGCGGTAAATATTACCTAAACGGCGTTCAGCAACCGCTTATCAGCCTCGCACCCGGCGCGACTTTCACGTTTGACCAATCGCATAGCAGCAACTCAAACCACCCGCTCAGGCTATCAACAACACCCGGCGGAACTCATTTCGGCGGCTCAACGTATAGCACTGGTGTTACTTATGTTGGCACGCCGGGGCAATCTGGCAGCTACACGCAAATCGTTGTGCCAGCGGCTATCTCGGTTGCCGCAACAGCAATTCCAAGTTCAATACAATACCCAATTCTTGCTGACGTAAATCTTGCAGTAACAGCATCCACGCCGACAATTATTCGCCAGCGCAGCACAACCGCCACCGCTGCCACAACCGTCACCGCAACGGCAATACCAAGAGCAATTCGGCATGGAGCAATATCAGCCAGCACAGCCGTCACTGCCACGAATACAATACTGCCCGACCCGCTAAATTATGCCCACAAATCGCTGCTCACTGGCGCAATCCCGCAAGCAAATCGCACGGCGTCTGTTGCGACAGCCAGCGTCGGTCCCGCCGCTATAAAATACGTTTCAGCAACGTCTAGCTTGTCAACGTCTGCCACAGCCACGGCAAGCAGAATTAGGCCAGTAGCAGCCACGGCAGCTATCGCTGTAAATGGCACAGCCGAAATCGGCGGGTCGCTCGAAACTGCGTCAGCAACTGCTAACATTGCCGTCACCGCAACGGGCGGCAACCTGCTAAAAGTCAAGCCGACAACAGCCACTGCCGCCGTTTCAGCGTCTAGCTCTGGCGCAGCAAATCGGGTGCGCCTAGTAGCCGCCACAGCGCAAATCAGCGTCACCGGCACGTCTGATCGAATGGCCTTTATTGGCGTATCTGACGCCGCGCAAATCAGCGTCACGGCGGGTGCAGCCACAGCGGGGATAACAAGATCAACCGCCGCGACAGCCGCAACTGCCGTCACAGCAGCCGCCACGCCGAGCAAGCTGCTTACAGCCAGCGCAACCGCAAACGCGGCAATAGGCGCAAATGCAATCGCTACAAAGCTGACCCTTAAGATTACCTCTGCAAGCGCGGCAACGGCGGTCACAGCAACGGCATCTTGCGTCGGACTTAAATCAGCCTCGGCAGTAGCGCCAATCGTGGTGACAGGCACAGCCGCGCCGAAGGCAATCTTCAGTGGCGCTGCAGTGTCCAACATCGCCGTCACAGCGACAGCCGCAAGCAATGCAACTGTCCACGCGGGTGCGGCGGCAAACATCGCCATTAATGGAACAGTTATAGCTAAGCTGCACGGCGACGATTGGGGCGAGATAAGTGCGTCTGACGTTGACCCTTGGACAATCATAAGCACGACCACAACTGAACCAGTTAATCCTTGGACAATCGTATGATAAAATTTGCAGATTGGTTGCCAGATCAAGCGGCCTACGAAAACCCCGGATCAACTGTTGCGTCAAACGTGGTGCCGACTGCAAAGGGGTTTCGTCCGTTTAGAGGGCTTGCACCATTGAGCGGTGCGGCGACAGCTTACTTGCGCGGTATTCACGCGACACGCGATAGCTCTGATAACGTCAGTGTTTTTGCTGGCGATGCAACCAAGCTCTACAAAATGAACAACGGCACATTTGCGCTGGCTGACATTAGCGCAGGCGGTGGCTACAGCCTAACGGCAAATGAACAGTGGGATTTCGTTGAGTTTGGCACTGACATTATTGCGGCTGGCGACAGAGGCACCGCCTTGCAGAAATTCGCAACTGGTGCGTCAGCATTTGCGGCGGTATCGGGTGCGCCGGGTGCG